ATGAGGCATGGTCTGGCGTACCCAATATAGAGTTAACCCCTACGTTGATGCTATCTAAGTTCTTGTATTTTTTTCCGTCTGCTTTAAGTTCAGACAAAGAAGACTCAAAGCTATAAACCAAAAACTTGGCTTTAGTTACGTCACCCATGCAAGTTGGATCTAGCACTACGTTGCGAAAGTCGCAGACTTCAACAGTAGGGTGGTTTTGGAGCGTCCGCATTTTGGTGACTTTTTCTTCACCTATGACTACTGGCTCAATTGGCTGTCCTTGTTCCATGGTGAGTTCATGCGCTTCACGCAGCTCATCTGGCACGTTTGTGGCGTATTCACTAGGAGACTCTTCCATCAACTGATGCAACTCCTCGTGCAGCTGCCCCATTTCAGGGTTAACCCTAAACTCAATCGTTGGTACTGTCTCTGTGAACTCTTCTTCTTCAAAGTTCCAGCCAGTGCGAACAATGACTGTGCCTTCATCAACAGCCGCACGAACATACTCATCAATAAACTTCGTTTTATCAATGTGATTATTTAGCTGGTAATTCAACATAAGCTCATTTTGCTGAGCTGCTTTACGATCCTCAAACGTAACTGGACGAACGTTAAAAACATCATCAGTACTAAGGAACGGCTCACTTAGTGAAGCATATCGCCACTCAGCTTGTTTGCGAATAAGCTTTGGAACAATGCTAGAACTACCTTTAGCAGTAGTAATCTTTGCTTTACCTGTGACATTTAAGTTATCTAGCCATTCGCTTATTTTTGTAACTTGGGTGTCGTGAATAGGCTTAGCATCCTGCAAATCTTGTTTAAGTTCCAGAATAGTAGGCGCCTTCTTCCAATTTGTAAGAGGTGCATTACTGGCTTTTAGACCTTCAATCAGATCATTCATACGTTTTAAACCCCAGACAGTTAGAATAGTTTGCTCAACATTAGGAAATACAATTTAAGCTATGTAATAGTCTTGATTATGCCAAACAAAGTTAATAACCATCTAGCATATAAAATATTGCCATGATTAATCCCATTATTACTGCTGTTACCAAGCCTGCACAAACTGTAGTGACCTTTTCTGTGGCACCAACAACAACTAATAATTTAGCTGTTGAAAATAATATTCAAACAGTAATAGTGCCTACAACAGTTAGAACTCCTTCAATTGTTATAGATCCAAGTGGGGCAAGTGCATATCAGTTGGCAACTTCTTCTGGTTTTGTTGGAACTAAAGAGCAGTGGTTAGTCTCACTTACTGGTTTACAAGGATTTCAGGGAATACAAGGTGTTACTGGCCTTATTGGTTTAACCGGCACAACGGGTACAACTGGAACTGATGGTATTGACGGCGTTAACGGGACTAATGGTATTAACGGCGTTAACGGTATTGACGGTGATCAAAGCTTTCCGTCGTTGGATGTAAATAACCGTTTAATCAAAGGCTCTGACACTGGATTGTATGTTCCAGATATTGGTATTGACCCCCTTGCTTACTACATTTTGGCAAAAGCCTAAAAAATAGCTACATGATCTTAGAAACCCGCCTCATTGCTCTTTCACAAGCTATTGGAGAAGATATTAAATTACTTCGTCTTGCTGATGGCACACTGACCTCTCTTAACACCACTGCTAAAAATAACTTAGTTGCTTCAATCAACGAAGTTTATACATTAGTTGCTGATGTTGTTGACGATACCTCCGGTGTTTCAGTAACAGATGCAACTTGGTCAGCAAGTAAAATTTACAATGCTATTGAAGCTGCTAAGGTTGCTGTAGCTAATTCTTTAGTTAATGGTGCTCCAGCGGCGTTGAACACTTTGAGTGAATTAGCAGCAGCTTTAAATAACAACCCAAGTTTTGCAACTAATATTGCGACTCAAATTGCAGCTAGATTGCGCTTTGACGCCCCCCAAGTACTTTCTTCTATTCAAAAAGCACAAGCCAACGCTAACATTGGTTCTGCCAGCTTGGTTAATACTGGTAACCTAGACTACAACTTGGCAGCGCTATATATACTGGCTAAGGTTTAAACTATGACACTCTCTCAAAGACTTATAGACTTTGTTCAAGCAGTAGCAGTAGATATTAAAACAGCTAATAGCCGCATTACTGAACTAGAGTCAGGTACTGTAGTAGATGAGAGAGTAGCTTTAAATTTAAACCGTGCGGCTGCTTTAATTCAAACTCAGCGCATTTATGCACAAATGATTATTAAGGAAGATATATGAGTATTGAAACTGAGCTTTCTGCTTTAACAACGCAAACTACACAACTTCTAGAAGTTTTTAGTCAGCAAAAAACAGTAGTAGATTCTCGTATAGCTGATGCAGTATTAATTTCTATTAACACTGCACAGATTCCGTTGATTAATATGGCTACATCTTTTATTCAAGCTCAAACTAGTTTTATTAACTATATTGGACAACGACCATGACTATTGAAGCCGAAGTAGCACTTCTTACAAGTGCAGTACAAACGCAGACAGCAGCGGTAGCTACTCAGCAAGTAGCCGTCTCCAACGCAGTGACGGCATTCACAGATACTACATCTCGTGTTAATGCGCTTGATTTGGTAGATAACACAGCAGACGCAAGTAAGCCAATTTCAACAGATGTCGCTACAGCACTTGCCACTAAGCAAGACGCTCTTACAAGTACTAATCTAAAAACCGTTAACGGCTTGAGCTTGCTTGGGTTGGGCAACGTTGTCATCCCTCGCGGAGCAACATCAATCAACACTCTTGGCTATGAGGCTAGAGGCACCTTGCGAGACGCTCCAACAATACTACGGGCTTTAGATGACTCAGTACTAATTGAAGGTATAGGTTTATTTGTTTGGGTTAATGATCAGATTGAGCCAGACGATGATGAAACCTGCTTTACAGATAACTTAGGACAATGGTTGTTATCTGTACCAGCTTATGACTTACTGAGTGCGATGGCACTAGTAGAAGAGTCATATAGAGACGACTTAGACGAAGACGAATTTACCCGATTTGCAGCATACTTTGCAACACTTTAAAAGGAATATAAAATGCCATCATTAAGAGCTATACGACTGTTAAATGCAGTTGAAGCAGGAACACATTCTGCTGCGGATTTACAAACATCCCTAACAGATCCTGGTCGATTAGTAGATTTTAAAATACTTTTGTCTATGCGTGGACAAGCTCGACGAATGGCAGCCAGCGAAATCACCGTGCTTGCTATTGCCAACAGTCAACTGGCTCGCGATGCGGTATTTAAAGAAGCATCGGCTACAAACTCTATAACTAATCAAGCAATATTAGGCAATGCTACAGCAGTTGGTATTGTGTCAAACAATTTACCATCGCTTATTGAAATTGAAGCTAACAATGTTGCATGGGATCAGTGGACCACTAGTCAATATTATGAAGCAAACTCAAAGAATATTATTCAAACACTAGCAGGCACTGCTAACTTTGAGACTATAGGGTTGTTAATTGCAAATGTGACTGCAAACAATTTAGTTGTCGAATCACGCGCTGCAATGCGAGCAGTTGTAGCAAGTCCTGCTACAGTGGGATTAGTAACTGCTTCAACTAGTATGATGTCTGATATTGTTGGTAGTTCAGTCTCGATGTCAATCATCTCAAACAATGCTGGTGCAATGTCAAGTGTTGCAGGTAGCGGAGTTGCAATGACACAAGTGATTGCTAGTGCAAATGCCATGAACTTGATATCAAACAGCTATGGTGGTATGGGTGCAGTATATGCAAACAAAACTGCATGGACTAGTTTCAAGACAAGTTCGCACTTTGCTACTAATATAGTTGCTATAGTTTCCAAGTTAGCTGGAATTACCGAAGCGTTTGCAAGTTTAGACAGTTTAGGTATTGCAGGTAATGTCGCTGCACTAACCGCAGTAAGTAATAATGCTGGTGCATCTGAAACGTTTGCAACTAATGTTGATGCATTACGCAATCTAGCAATTCACGCTAATCTATATCTTGTTGCTGATAACGCTATCATAATGAATGCAATTGCTGCTGACGATACTGCTATGGTTAGTTTAGCAACTCATGCTAATTTCTCTGTTGTTGCTAGTAATGCAGGATTCATGGCTGGATTTGCAAATAATAGTGCAGCAACCACTGCATTGGGATCTCATTCTAACTTTGCAGTTGCAGCAGCTAATTCGGTAGCCATTGGAGCATTGGTAAATAGCCAGGCGGCTATGACTAGTTACCTGGGTAACAACACCACACTCGCAGCAATCTTTGCATCTTCTGGCGGTCGTGGTGCGATTTTTGCATCTAATGTGGCTATTTCAACTATCGCAAGTACACCTAGTGCACTTACATACCTCAAAGCGAATGGAGCTAAAACAACATTCTCTACCACAGTGCCTAATGCTGCGGGCAGTGCAGGAGCGTTTGTGCCATTTGGTGGCGGTGTTAGTTCTAAAGTACTTGTATTTAACGTGCGTCAGGCAGGTATTGCAGCAATCCCAACAGCATATCAGTTGGCAACTGGTATCGCAGGCGATCCTGCAGTTGTTGGCGTGCAGTTCAATGCAATTGGTGTTGCAGCACTGGCGGCAGACCAGTATCCACAAGAACACGTTGCTACTTATGAGAACTTAACCGTTAAATCAGCAGCAGCTATTATCGCGATCACTGGTGTCTTGGGTATCAGATACTACGACATGACCTAATAAGGAAACATTATGCAAGTCTACAAAGTAACAAGTACCGGAATGCCTATAGCGGCAACTGCGCAATTTATGTCAAAAACATTTCCTAATGATTACACGGTTATGGAAGATGCTTTGTGGACTTGGTTGATTGACATTGGGCCATTCTATGATCGTTTTGGGACAAGTAAGATTGCTGTGTTAACAAGCACAGATCCAATATTAAAAGCTATATTGCAAGATCTGAGTATTCGCAAGTGGGTTGACCTTAAACGAGTTGATGTCGCAGAAGCATTAGCATATACAGGAAGCGTAGTTAGTTCTGTCACTAGTGAAACGATTACTAGTATATTAACTACTCCGGTAACAGAAAACGAAAATGCTGCATTAAAAAAATTGTACTTTTCATGAAGCTAGCTTTTTACATTGGGGAGCATGCTAACGATAGCCTGCTTACCCGTGCAGGCTGGTGGATTACTAGACTCGCTCAAAAAGGTCCGTATAGCCACGTAACCCATGTAGAAGCAATCCACCACGAACATGCAGACGGAAGTGTTTTTCTTGCAAGTTCTAGTTTGAGAGATGGTGGTGTTCGGCTTAAAAGGACCACGCTTGACCCAGCAAACTGGCTGATCGTAAATGTTCCTCAGTGGGAAGTTTCACGGTCTATTGAGCTATACCAAAAAACACTAGACCAACCTTATGACTGGCGCGGAGCTTTAGCCACTGTGCTTCCTGGTAAACAAACCGCCAACAGATGGTTTTGCAACGAATGGGTTGCATACCCCTATCTCAAGTCAGCAAGCAATTTTGGCCCCCACCATCTTGCAGCTGTCTGTCTAAGTATTGGGCAAGATGTGACAACAAACTTTTTTAACGTCCGTAAAGCTTAAAACCACTGCCATTTTTAGTGGCAGTGGTAACAGCTCAATTAAACCCAGCCTTTTTCTAGTAAGCGATTGTGTTGCCCCGCTACACTAATCTTTAAACCTAGTATTTCTATTTGCTCGCAAGCCGCTTCATATCGGCTGTATAACGTAGTATGCGCAAAACCTTCTAGCTGACCCACACCTAGCGGCGTTAACATTCGTGCAGCAATAAACAGCAGCACAGGTTCCATAAAAGCTTCTGGCAAATCAAGCTTATATTTTGATGGGTTTAAGTACTTAAATCCAAGAATAATCTTTGGGTGGTTAGCTCGGTACAGCACTTTTAATGAAGCCGTTTTATATTTAACTGGCAAGTTCATTTCGTTATCAACAATACTTGACGGAACTTTGAGTCCGGTTAAGCTAGTTGTGTGGCAACTATACTTATCCGACTGGTCGTTTAAACTGAGTTCTGTTCCAGTATCGGTAAATACTTTTTCAATTTTGAGAACATCTTCTAATTGAAGCATGTACGTATACCCGCCTGCAGCCAGCGGAAAATCAACTTGCTCTTCTCGTAACAAGAATCTTTTATATACCGCAGTTAACGCTAGGTTAACCTGTGGGATTATTCGCGCATAGTTATCTTCATCAATAACTCCTGTGTCACCACCACCAATACTTAGTTGGGAAAGCTCTCCGTAGGAGAGCTGATCAAAAAGTTCTTGTAGATACATAGTAATTCCTCAAACAATATAAGAAGCCATGCGATCAGGTGCGTCATCAGCCGCATCTACATCCCACATACTATTACTCTTGGCATTTTCTACCATTGGTGCTTCTTCTGATGGCCTCCATGTATTCAAAGAAGACAACATAGATATAGTATCTAAAAAGTCATCATGTTTACTTCTAAAGCCAGATACAGATACCAGTCCCAGTTCATTCATAGCTTCAACTATTGTAGCTTCTGTCTTTCTTTCAATTGGAAAGAATACCTTTCGTGACTTGAACAAAGGCACCACGGTATTAAAACGTACCATCTTATTGGTGTTAGGTCTAATTCCTGGTTTGGTATCATTTCCTTCACTTGCAAGAGGGAAGTAAATATTCCGGTCGAGCATTTGTCCTTGTATCCATTGGATGAACCCACCCTGTTGACCAGTAACTTCAATGCCCACAGACTGTGGTTTGTAGGTCTGTGCGAGACGAAAGAGGTCATCAATGTTCTTGTCCATTAGTTGGCGTTTACAAATACCGTCTACCCAAAGCCAATCGCCTACGTTGTTGTAGGCCCAGACACTAATTACGGAAAAATCAGCTTTGTCTTTTTCAGACGTAGCAAAGTCAGTAGTGATGTAAAAGTTAAAGCGGTTTTTGTTACGTAGCACAGCATCTACTTTGTACCAACCGATGTCTCCGTCTTGGATCATCCGGTCTTCATCGCTCATAATTCGCAGCATCAGCTCTTGGTTGAAGGTTTCAACCTTGCCCGACTTCACAGCGGTGTCGTACTGATCTTTGACGTAGGCGAAGGTGAAGCGATCTGGCCAGCTGCCCTTAAACTCTTCTTGCGTGCAGGGATACATCTCGCAAACAGGAAATACGTTGACTGCCCAAGCACCTGACTCAACTGCTTTGTACAAAGGATCTTTGGCGTTAAAGGGTGTGCCTGACCAGATGATCATGTTTTTGGTTGGATGCAAGGCGTAGTTCACAGCCTTGTAAACCGTGTCTTCCACAGCAGAGATCACCGTGGCTGAGCGTGCATCCTCGTCTGAAATCAAGTCATCGAGCACAGCCAGCTGCGGACGAGTTCCCATTTCTTTGGCACCACGAACACCCGTTTTAGCGCCGTAGCCTTTGACAATGAACATCTTGCCGTCAGCGTTGGTGAACTCCCACCGAATATCAGTAAACCGTGTAGCAGGTATGTACTCTTTCAAAAAGTCAGAGTTGTCACGCCTAAACTCCAAGTTCTTCCTCATGTTCTTGACACCGTTCTCAATTGAGTCGGAGACGTACAGCGCCAAGGAGATCTTGCCAAAGCCAGGGATTTCTCCGTACACAGCTATGTACAAAAACAAATACTCACCCATGACTGTGGTCTTTGCAATACCTCGATGGCACAAGTTCACAATGCGCCGCCCACCTTCAGTAATGGTGTCTAGCATCCGGTAATGAACTAATGGTGTCTTGTGTTCTTCGCCTTGCTCACCATTTACTAGTTTGATGAAGGTAACAAACTCCAGCGCAAAGTCGCTGGGTACGTACTTGGAATCGCTAGTGTAATCAGTAGCGTTAAGGTAATCCTCTACTTTCCAAGGTGCCAGCGCGTCAGCTACAGCATCACTCACAGAGACTCAAACCCACGCAATGAATTTGAACTTTTTGAGCTGTCCATGTATTTAGCCATTCCCATAAAATCTGGAACATTTAATTGAATGTTAGGCTGCTGTGCAATTGGTGCTCCAGCGCCATACGCCATCTTTTCTGGCTTACCTGCTTCACGCGATCTTTGTAAAAACTCTTGCCATGGGTCTGCATTAGGCATACCTGGAGAACTCGCCGCCGCAACTTGAGCCACATCCGGTGAGGCAACCGCTTGGGGAGCAGCAGATACAGCAGATAAATTAACAGGTGCAGCGTCAGCTAAAACAGGCTCCTGCATCAAAGGGTGACTAAACTCACGACGAGGCGGAGTGGCTTGAGCACTAGGAATTCGCCCAGCTACTTGGCTCGCATACTTGGCCCCTTCACCATATCCGGCCAAGCCGCCATCTAAACTACCTGCTTTTTTAGACCTGGCTGCTAAGTAATCAGCTGCAAATCTGGCTTGTTCAACCAAACTAGATTTATCTCCTAATGGCGTTACGCCATAACCTGGCTTAGCCGCCGTAGACTCCAACAAACCGAATGGACCAAAAGCAGTAGATACTTTGCCGGTATGCCCAGCAATTCGTTTGCCTTTAGCATTCAAACCGTAATGGTAAGTGGTAGGGTCTTTCATATATTTAGAAAGATTACCGCCCACCTCTTGCTGCATCAATGACTGCATTGTTCCAGCAGGAAAATTCTTTCTCTTATCCTCTGCCGCCAGCATCTTAACTATTTCATCCGGCATAGATAGTAAAGACGAGTCATTTGTTGCAGCCATAATTAATTCCTTTTGTTCCAGTCGCGTAGCGACTAGTGTAATTGACTGCGCAATATCTAGTTATTTTCGTCGTGCATTCTTTCTATTACTATCAAATAAAGATCCAAGAAAAGCACCTAATAAGAATAAACTGCATAAAGCTTGCGCAGCTTCCCACCAAAAGAAACCGGCAATTGCCAAACTAAAAAATAAAAGATTAAAAAGAAAAGAAATCATTAAATTACTTCCTTGGCTTCTACATCAATTACATTAATCTTAGAATGCGCCACTGCCTGAGCATTCATGGCTCCAGACTCCATCGCCAAACGTTGCTGTCTAGCCAGCTCCATAGTCGCCGTCCGCAACATAGCAATAGAAGAATCTTCCTTCATTCCAATCTCCAGCTCTACCTTTGTCACTTCAGGCATCTTGAGTTGGGTCAGCAGTGAGTTGGCCGCATCCGTCCTTACCTTCTCACTGTTGGCGTTGATCATTAGATCGGCCTGCACATTGAGCGCCCGTTGATACAGATCTTGGTTCAACACATAACTAGGAATCAGCGTCTGCTCAAAGATTAGGTTCACCAGCTTGCTCTTGTTGTAAGCAGTGACATAGCTGGCAATGTCTTTAGCCACCACACCTTGAGCCATGAACCTGGCGTACTTATCAGGGAACGCCTTGGTGTAAGCCTCAATGTTGCTGCAGCCCATGAGCTTGTGGCTCACATATCGAACTGCATCAATGTAGTTGGGCACCTTAAATCGGCCATCAGCCATTACCTTGGTGTAACTAAGCAGGTTATCCCTGTATGCCTCAAACATCTCTGGATCACCTAGCGTGTTATTAACTGAATCAATTAAGTCTTGGCTCACAGACTTCTTTACCTTATCAGGCAAAGCTTGTTTAAATTGCTCAATAGTTAGTGCGGTCATATAGCTAATACCAATAGTTAGTGTATCGGGTGTATATGGTACTCCATTCAGGGTGTCGGATTATTTCAAAAAATTATGTGAGATTTTTTTAATCGCATTTGGAGGAATTTTAAAAAATGGGTATGAGTGAAGGACTGATATCCGCAGAGCGGATAAACACAAATACCCCCCCCCCTATAGCTGGCCTACGGCCATCCAATGGATATCCACAACCAACTGAAAGTTAACTATGTTCCGTGCATTCAACATCATGATCATTACATTGATCGAAGGTATCACCAACTTCTGCCGAGCATTCGCTCACATTAGTTCATGGGCCGAAGGCACATCAGCAGCATTCGCTGACGAAGCTGCCAATGACCGCAAGGTCAAACTCATCAACCAAGCTAAAGAGCTAGCTGCTCTCACAGCACCTTAATATCACGCTACCCTTCGGGGTAGCCTATTAAGTCCTACACAACACAACACATTGAGATAGTCAGTTAAGTAGTAAGAACCTTTACCTAATTAACTCTATTAACTCTATCTCTCTCATTCCGATACACAGACGATATATCAGCACTACTCTGACCTACGGTCATCTATTGGACATACCTTATGTTCTTCACAACTTCATTGGAACTAATCATGACTACTCTCAACACTGTTGCTATCTTTGTTTGCTGCATCTTTCTGGCAATGATGTCAGTAATACTAATTGTCTTAGGCATTGAATACATCACTCAAGGCTTTGGCCTTCACCCAATCATTGCCTTCTCATTAGGTCTTGTAACTAATGTATTGGCCATCTACGGCGCTTACCGCCTGGTGCTTACCGCACCTATCAAATAAGAAGCCAAGAGCTCTAAGACCGTCTCCTTATCGGAGATAGGTTCTTTCTCTTTGCTCTTCCTGGCCTACGGCCATTTCCTGGAGTTAGTAAAGGCTTTCTTTACTTCCCAACCACTTGTCCCATTCATTGGAGATCTCCTTATGTCATACAACGACTTGTCCTTACCGCTCAACGACTTTGATGTTCTATCAACAGACATTGTCTTTGCTCTTGAAGACGCACTTCAAACCGAATACTCAGAAGAGTGGCTGACTTAATCAGCCTCACTTCACCCAATCACTGAGGACTTTTGTCCTTTTTTTTTCGTCTTTTCACAACCGGAGTTCATTTCATGAGCGATTTCTTTTATGGCGTTTTAACCGTCGCTGTTTTTGCAGGCATCGGCATTCTGCTAGCTTTCTAGAGGTTTTCCCTTACAAAAAGGCAAGGTACACTACCGTGTTACAACAAAATTAACTAAAAGTGTAGGGACTTGTCTTTTGCAGCCTTTTTAACAAAAAGACGTTGCCTGGCCTACGGCCATATATTGGGTCAATTCGATCCTTTCTCACTTTTATCGGAACACCACATGTCTTTCAAATCCAACGTTTTACCAGCTTCTGTTAAACCCAATACTGCTTGGGAAGCTCAAGGTTTCTTAAACCTCTATTTGCCATCAAAAGATGGTACCAAGCGCCGCAAATTAGGTTTTATTCCACTCAGGAATAACAAGACAGGCGAACGCGAAATGCTTGATTGGTTGAACGAAGACCCAACGCGAGTAAGCGCGTTATTGGCCAAGCTGATCATTGAATAC